AGCAGTAGCGCCGCCTCCTGCTGTTCAAGGAACAACAAGGGTGAAGCCGTTGCCGCCTACCAAGCCAATGATGCCAAGGACGCCAAAAATTCCGGGGCCGTATACGCCTATATTCCAAGAAAATCAGTACGGCATGAGGACTATGTGATGACTCAGAAAAAACTGAACAAAGTAATCAAAGGTCTGAAAAAAGCGAGCAACACTCACGCGAAACAAGCCAAGACGCTAGAGGCGATCAAGCTGAAGAAGGGCGGGCCTGCCGGTAGCGTACCCGACAACGTGGCAAATCCGTCGCTATATCGTAAGGCCAAAGCAAAAGCCAAGGCCAAGTTCGACGTATACCCATCAGCCTATGCAAACGGCTGGATGGTGCAGGAGTACAAGCGTATGGGCGGAAAATATAAAGGCGCGACTGGTGGCGAGGTGACACTCGATCCGGTAAAAAGCGATCTGAACAAAGACGGCAAGCTCAGTCGGTACGAGCGTAAGCGCGGTACTGCAATCGCTAAAAGCATGGCGAAGAAAATGAACATGGGCGGCACTGTTATGGTTCAAGGCCGTGGCTGTGGCGCGATCATGCCAAACAAGCAGAAGAAGACGCGAGTCCCTCGTGGCTAAGCCAAAGAAGGGTCTCAAAAAATGGTTTGAGAAGGAAAACTGGGTAGATATTTCTGCGCCCAAAAAAGGCGGTGGTTTCGAGAAGTGTGGACGCAAAAGCGCCAAAGACTCGAAGCGCGGTTACCCGAAATGTGTTCCAGCAGCGAAAGCTGCAAAAATGAGCGACAAGCAGATCGCTTCAGCGGTGCGCCGTAAGCGATCAAAGAAGCAAGGCGTCGGTGGTAAGCCCACTAACGTCGCAACTTTTGCCAAAGAAGGAGGCGAAATCGTGAGAATGAAAAGCAAGATGGGTACGAAAGGCGGCGCAATGGGCGGCAAGAAAGCCATGAAGAAGCCCGGAGGCATGAAGAATGGTGGCGCAGCAAAGAAAGGTGCCATGATGAAGACCAAGGGCTACGCAAAAGGCGGAGCCATGAAGACTAAAGGCGGCGCAAAGGGCGGCATGAGAAAACCTTCGAGCAAGAATAGCGGCCTGTACGGTCGCTAACGGTGGCGTATCTTCAGAGCAATATCCCACACTTTAAGTGCTGGGTGAGACGAGAATATACGCATAACCACGAGAAGTATCATGGCGAGTTCATTCACGCCATGGCAATCGCAGTAACAACGATGCCCACGCGCTGCCTCTCGTTTCAGGTCATCTTTACCGGTGCAGAGTCTTACGATGATGACAACGAGCCAAATGTTCACGGCGGTGCGATGTGGGCTAGGATGCCGATTACGGCGCTTGTGGGAGACACCCCCTTTGATGATTGGCCGGAGCCTATGCCGGTATGGGCTGCTCAGCCTTGGGATTGCTCTAGCCATAACCATGCTGTTTATGTACTTGATCGTTGCACTCCCTGTCCTTGGCTGGCGAAGGTTGATGGAGAGTTTTACCCTGCGAAATACTTATTCACGGTCGATTACGCGGAGAATGAGATAGCGGACGATCCGGCTCAACATAAACAAAGTCATGTCATGGAGCTACTGGACGCAGGGCCGTGGACTGGGAACATCATCGCCTTACCAAACAATAGAGTGCGCGTAACGCATCCTGCTTGGTTTGAGGCAGGCGAAGGCGCTCCCGATTTCAAGCCATCCCAGCATATCCATTACAGCAAAAGCGATTTAGACTACACTCTCGATGTGAATCAAGTCTTCGATAACCTATACGCTGGGGGCAAGAAGGATGGCGGTAAGCGGAAGTAAAAATTTTGAATTAGACGTAGCCGATTACGTTGAGGAAGCTTTTGAGCGTTGTGGCTTGGAGCTTCGCACCGGTTACGATCTGAAAAGTGCTACGCGCTCGTTGAACCTCATGCTTGCTGAGTGGGCAAACCGTGGCCTGAACCAGTGGACGGTAAATCAAAAGACAATCTCAATGGTGCTCGACACGACTGAGTACACGATCGATTCTACAAATCCCACAGCCACAATCGACGTTCTGGATGTATTCATACGGGAAACAATCGGCGGAGTTGCGACAGATGTACCGCTCAGCCGCATGTCGAGGGCCGAATACAGCCATTTAGCGACAAAATCGACAACTGGAAAGCCAAATCAGTTCTTCATCAACAAGAAGCTATCGCCGTCGATTACGGTGTGGCCAGCGCCTGACAAGAACACCACATACACTCTGCATGTGAACACCTTGAGCCGTATGGATGACGCCGATGTTGGCGCAAACACAATGGAAGTGCCGTTTCGGTTCTATCCGTGCCTTGCTGCTGGACTGGCGTATTATCTAGCACTCAAACGTGCGCCAGAGAAAGTGCAGATGCTCAAGACGCTGTATGAAGAAGAGTTTACTCGCGCCCTTTCACAAGACGAAGAGCGTGCGAGTTTCCGCGTTGCTCCTGATCTTAGAAACTACAATATCGCGTAGTCATGGCCTTCGCTTCCAACAAACGCGCATACGGTATCTGTGACATCACGGGATTCCGTTATCGCCTGAAGGACATGAAAAAAACTTGGGACGGGCTGCTGGTTGGCCCTGATCAGTGGTCACCAAAGCATCCACAGTTACAGAGAAAGCCGACACCGATCGACCCTCAAGCGTTAAAGGATGCCCGACCCGATCCGTCATCGGACGGCAACGACAATAACTTTTTTATCGTTTACACCAACGTAGGCGATGGAAAACTTGGCACATCTTTGCAAACTTTTGGACTTACCTGTAGTGTAGGCACCGTGGAGGTTACTACGTCATGAGTTTCACCCTAGCGACACTGAAATCGACCGTGCAGGATTACTTGCAGGTAAACGAGACGACGTTCAACAACAATCTGAACACGTTCATACAAGAGTCTGAGAATCGAATCTTCAAGATGGTTCAACTCCCAGAACAGAGAAAGAACGTACAAGGCACGTTGTCGAACGCGAATCGGTTTTTGGCTACGCCGACCGACTTTTATGCGCCATTTTCGTTGGCCGTGATTGATGGGTCGAACAAGTACCATTACCTTGACTTCAAGCACCCGTCATTCATCAAAGAATACAGTCCGGTAACGACTACCACTGCGTTTCCGAAGTATTACTCGCAGTTTGACGACAGCGCGTTTGAGATTTCACCAGTGCCGGATAGCGGTTACACGGTCGAATTACACTACCTAGCTAAACCAACGTCCCTGACAGCAGGCTCGGACTCTGGCACAACACTGTTGAGCACAGAGCATCCTGATCCCTTGTTGTACGGCACGTTGGTCGAGGCAGCAGTTTTTCTGAAGGAAACACCTGACGTAATAGCCAACTTTGAAGCTCGTTTCAAGGAAGGCATCTCTCGGATGAAGAATCTGAGCGAAGGTCGAGGAACTCGTGACGAGTACCGATACGACTTATTACGAACAGGCGTTACTTAATGGAAAAAATCTCTGAACTGAAGGGTAAAAAAATCGCAATCATCGGTCTGGGAGCCTCTCAGATCGATTACGTCATCGGCGTAGAAAATAGCCAAACTTGGGATGAGGTGTGGGGTATCAACTCCGCGCTATCTGTCTTCGATCTCGATCGCGTGTTTATGCTCGATCCGGTAAGTCGGTTCCTCGACACAGAAGACGCGGGAAACCAAACTGAGGTTATGCGCCGAGTGTTACCAAACTACACAAAGCCCATATACACCTGTGAGCTTGATGAGCGCGTGCCTGCGCTGGTCGAGTACCCGCTAGAAGAGGTCATCAAAGATCAACGCTGCGCGTACATGAATACCACAGTGGCTTTCTCGTTGGCGTTTGCGCTGTGGAGCGAGGTAGATCACATTGATCTGTTTGGGATGGATTTCAGTTACAAGCATAATTTGCATTTTGCAGAGGCTGGCAGGGCGTGCTTGGAGTTCTGGATCTGCAAGTGCATCAGCAGCGGTATCACCGTGGGTGTTAGCCCTCGGTCATCGTTGCTCGATCAGAATGTTGAGATCGAGAACCGATTGTACGGCTATCACCGGTTGGCCAACCCGAAGATCGCGATGCCTGATCCGCAGGGTGAGTGGGTGGTCTGTGACCGATCAGATCTAGCTGAGATGGTTAAAAAGCACAATTTAGAGACGGTCGAGCTGCCTTCTGCGCCAGAACCATACAAGGGGTAACCATGTCACAGGGTACATTCGAGCTAGGTCAGGTGATGGTCTCAACGACCGAAAACCGTGGTCACGATCCAGAGTTTTGGGCGAGGGAGACAACAAAGAAGATTTTGGGCATATCTGCCGAGGCAGAGCCGCATATTCGGCTTCAAGCTGAAGCTTTCCAAAACCAAGTTTATACTTTAATCTTGCTGGGAATGAAGAACGCTATTGCCTCTGATCGGGTTACAATTCGAGGATTGTTAGCCAGTCAGGGGCATGATGACATGGCGAAGATAATCAAGGAGCTTTGATATGGCCATTACTTCCGCGATCCCGACATCGTTCAAGCAAGAGCTTTTGGTCGGTACTCACAACTTCACTGCAACGTCAGGTAATGCTTTCAAGCTGGCTTTGTATACGTCTTCGGCTACGCTTGGCGCAACCACCACGGCGTTTACGACTACTGGACAAGCGAGCGGCACGAACTATACGTCTGGCGGTAACACGCTGACCTCAGTCACGCCAACCACCAGCGGCACCACTGCTGTATGCGATTTCGCAGATTTGACTTTTGGCACTGCCACAGTCACTGCGAGAGGCTGCATGATCTATAACGATACGCAGTCCGATAAAGCTTGTGCGGTTATTGACTTTGGTGGCGACAAGACCAGCACCGCTGGCGACTTTACTGTCGTATTCCCAAGCCCAACTGCTACCGGCGCGATTATTAGGTTGGCGTAATGCCTCATGCCGCTACAAACGCTGGAGTTTCAACCCGGAATCAACAAGGAGTCTACCGACTATTCTGCTAAGGGCGGATGGGTCGATGGCAACTTAATCCGATTCCGCAAAGGCCGCGCCGAAAAGGTTGGCGGCTGGGTCAAGCTGGGGCAAAACTATTACCTCGGCACGGGGCGTGCCTTGCATTCGTGGATCTCACTAGGCGGCACTCGATTTCTGGGCGTAGGCACCACCTTCAAGTATTACATCGAAGAAGGATTCGCCTACAACGACGTTACCCCGATACGAGCAACAACAAGCGCGGGTGATGTTACCTTCGCAGCCACAAACGGCAGCAGCACAATCACGGTGACCGATACATCTCACGGCGCAGTAAATGGTGATTTTGTTACTTTCAGTGGAGCAGCAACGCTCGGCGGAAACGTGACCGCTGAGGTTCTGAATCAAGAATACCAAATCGATCTAGTGACCTCCGCAAACGCCTACACAATCACGGCGAAAG